GATACACCAGAAGGTGGATTAGACCACTTAATTGACGCAGCTCGTTATTGTTGCATGATGAAGTTATCACAGCAAGCACAAAACAAAGGCAAGTATGCAATCACAATTGGAAATATAAAATATTAATATGCAAACATGGACGGAACAGGAAATAAAGGAATTGATACTATACGCTAAATCATTAGAAGAACAGATAAATGATGCAAATGCAAAACTGATAATGATGAATGCTAAATTAGAAAACGAAGAAAGAAAAAATACCCGATTAACAAATATGCTTAAAACACTTATGTATGGAAATAACGCTTAAAATACCTACTGATTATTCTTCAATACCGTTAAAGAAATGGTTAGCCCTGATGGATGATATTAAAAACTATGAAGGAGATGAGGAAGCAATTACTACCTTAACTCTACATCACTTATGCGATTTAGACCCACAATGGATAAAGGGGTTGAGCATAGAAGATATGAATATGTTGAGAGGAGAGTTGAGTCGTTTTATATCCAACACCGAATTACCATTTCAAAGATTTATATGGATAGATGGGGTAGAATACGGATTCGAGCCTAATCTTTCGCAAATGCCTTATGGTGCTTACCTTGATATTACACAATGGGACACGATTACAATAGATACGAATTGGGCAAAGATAATGAGTATCCTATACAGACCAGTAATAAAGAAGCAAGGTGAATTATATTCTATTAAACCATATGACGGTAAGATAGATTCACATAAGTTTCTTAATGTAGGAATGGATGTACACTTTGGCGCACTTTTTTTTTTCACCAATTTATCAATGGACTTGCTGAACGCTACCCTGAACTCTTTGAAGGTAGAGGAATTAGCTCCGAACATCAAGTCAATTTTGGCAAGAAGTGGAAAGGATATTCAGCGCTTGTCCAATTGGCAGCCGGAGATATTACAAAGTTTGAAGCCATCACATCCCAACCGTTAGAGAAGTGTTTACTCTTACTTGCATACATTGGAGATAAGAATGAATTAGAAACCCTTTTGCATAGAGAAGCAATGAAGAAGATGAGAGTATAACTATATTTCGGTTTTTATTTGTTTTTATCATATAAATGAAACGCAATGGGAATATGGTCTAACAGCAGAAATGGTAATCTCCGTGTATCTGTAAACAGAGAAAACAATGCAGGATATTACATTGGCCCAACAAAAGGTTTATCAAGTCCAAAGAATAGTAGAAGAGGATGCCTATGTTTAGATAGAGATACTTATGATGTTGCATGCTGCAAAGGATACTTAATGAATCAGGGTATAGGTCAGATTGAATCACCATATCCTGTAAAAGGCGGTTTCGATGGTGAATCATTTAGCGAAGGATACGAAATAACTTAAAATAATATAAAATGGCCCAATTAAGTAAAAACGGCTTATTAGTAGAAAATAACCAAAGCTTTCCTAACAACTCAACTGGCTACATTACGCCGGAAAAGTTAAGAGATTATAATGTTGATGTAATTGATTCAACTGTTAATCAATCCACATATGATACAGCAAGTGCAGGATGGGATGCATCTATCTCTGCATTGAATACATTTACAGCTTCACAGCAACCATCTTTTAATGAACTAAACGCATTCACTGCATCTCAATTAACAATCAATAGTGGTGTTAATGGGTTTACACAGTCGGCAAATTATAGTATTGATGCATTAGGTGTACAAACAGCATCATTCTTTGCATACACAAGTTCGATAGTACAAATACAATCTAACGGAGTAACATTAGGAACATCAACTAGAATAAATTTAGTTGGACCTGGTACATTCTTTTCAGCATCATTGGTAGCGAATGTAGGAGGGCCAATAGCAACTCTAACATTTACTTCTGATAATGCAAAACTAAATACGGCTTCATTTGATGCTTATGTAGCTATTATGAATCCATATACCGCTTCAACAAATATCCGATTAAATAATTTAGAAAGTACTTCAGCAAGTGTTAATATATCTGTAAGTAATTTAAATTCATATACAAGTTCACAAAACATAATTAATGCAAGTGTAACTGCATCACTTACAGAATTACTAAACCTTTCATCATCATTAAGTGGTGGTTATGCAACGCAAGGTGAGTTAGACCAATCAGCATCAGTATTACAGGCAAACATTGATACAAAGTTAAATACGGCTTCATTCAATGCTTATACTGCATCTCAATCAGCTTTAAATACTTCCCTTAATACATTTACAGCAAGTACAGATATTAGTTTAACTAATTTAAATTTAGCAACTGCTTCATTACAATCACAAGTAACAACATTAGGTAGTTTTACTGGCAGTTATGCAACTACTGGCTCTAATATATTTAAAGCTAATCAAACAATAACAGGCAGTGTATTTCAAAATGTATCTGCATCTGTAATAAGTGCGGCCACTGCAAGTATAGATTTAAGTGTTGCAAACTATTTTACATTAACTCTATCAGGTAGTACAAGAATAAATGTAATTAACCCACAACCAGGTGTAACAGCAACATTAGTAATTTCAGTTGGTTCATCAGGTAGTGCAACGTTTAGTTCTAATGTAAAACAACCATCAGGTTCTGCATATATAGCATCACCATCAGCTTCAACTGATATTATTTCATTGACTTCGGTTGATTCAAATAATGTTTATATAGTTTCAGCATATTCATTTGTATAATATATGATACCACAATTTTTTGTAAAGAGCTCAGGCGAACAAATTAATTTTAATAATTTTGATTATCCAACAGGTTCGTTTATAGTTTATGATTGGGGAAATCCTATAACATATGCACCATCACAAGGTTCAAGTGGAATTACTTCAAATTGTGCAAGCGGCGCGGCAACAGAACCACAAGGAACTTTTCAGGTTATTGGTGGAGGTGTCGCACCTATGTGGCAATCTTTGAATAGCGGCAGTATAAATTTCCAGCCAGGAAGTGTAGGTAATTACTATGTAGAATTTAATGGAACTTTACCAACAGGAGCAATATCAATAGTATCTGTATATGCAAGTAATCCAATATATTCAGGGGAATCTTCAGGAAGTTTTTTATGTTTAACAGGTTCGAATAATGGTATTAATTTAGCAATGACACCATCTAGAGTAATTACACCAATTATATGGTATGGTGCAAGTGGTAATACACAGGCAACTTTAACATGCACTGCAACCTTACCTAATACAGATTTTAATATGGTAACATTTACTTCTAATGGATTGGATAATCACACAATGTATTTAAATAATGCATTAAGTGCATCTGTTGATACTAATACTTATAATAGAGGATTATTCTCTCCATCAAATAGAAACATAAGAATTGGTATAAATAATGTGAGTAATACTAAAAATGTTTCACTACAAGGAACTATGATTGCAACATTAATTTATCCATTTGTTTTATCAACAAAACAAATTAAACAATTGTTTTATGTATTCAGAAAACGATTTTAATAATAAAAAAATTACTATAAATTTAGAAAACATTGTTTTTAATAATATAAATCAAAATTAATATGAACGCTAAAAAAGTATTAAGCAAGATAGTAGAGTTCCTTTCAGCAGATGAAGTGGAATTAACCTATGCAAAATTAGGGGATGGAACTATCGTAGAATCACCAACATTTGATGTAGGTGAAAAATTAGAAGTAGTATCAGAAGATGGTACTAAATCACCTGCTCCGGATGGTGAACATGAGTTAATGTTGAAAGACGAAGAAGGAAACGAAAACAGAATGAAAGTTATCACTAAAGATGGCGTAATCGTTGAAAGAGAAAACGTAGAATTGGCAGATGCTGAAACTGTAAAAGCAGAACCAATCCCATCAGTAGGTAACGAAGATAAAGAAAATGTAATGCCTGATTTAAAAGGTCAAGTAAAAGACGGTACCCAGATGGCAGAAGTAACTGAAGAAGCTACTAAAGATATGCCTGAAACAGATGGTAAACCATTGGGTGAAAACGAAGAAGAATCAGAAGAAGGTGAAATCGAAATCAATCTTGGTGATTTGAAAAAGAAAATGGAAGAGATGGCTTACAGAATCGAAGAAATGGAAAAGAAGATGATGGAGATGGAAAAAGTAAAAGAGGAAGTAGTAGATAAAGAAGCTGACATCAAAGAAGAAAAGATGACAGAAGAAGAACTTCCAAAATTAGATGGTGCTCCAATAGAAGAAAATCCATTGAAATTCGCAGCAGAACAAAACAGAAAAAATTATGGTCAGAAAGTAAGTAATTATCAAACAGCTTTCTTGTCAAAATTATATAATTAAACTAATCAATAACTTATTAAAAAAAAGATTAAAATGAAACAAGTACAAAAATTCGTAGCAATGCCAGAATTAACGGCTCCTGCTACCTATTCAGGAGAGGCGGCAAGTGGCTATATAGCAGCTGCCCTTTTATCTGCAAACACACTTGATAAGAAGTTAATCACAATTATGCCAAACGTAAAGTTTAAGAGCGTAATTCAGAAACTTTCTTTATCAAATCTTATTCAAGATGCATCTTGCGACTTTAACGCAGCAGCATCTGCATCTATCGCTGAAAGAATATTAACTCCAGATGAGTTCCAAGTAAACTTACAATTATGTAAGCAAGAGTTCGTAGACTCATGGAACGCATTACAATTAGGATTCTCAGCATTTGATGAAATCCCGAAGTCATTTAATGATTTCCTCGTGAGTTACGTTGCAGGAAACGTTGCACAGGCAGTTGAAGAATCAATTTGGCAAGGTAATGGTTCAACCAACGGACAATTCGATGGTTTCCAAATACTTTTATCAGCATCTGTAGCAACAGGTGGTGCAACTGATGTATTACCAGCAAGAACAACTGGTGGTTCTTCAGCAATCATCTCTGGCTCTATCACATCTGATAACGTATTATCTAAATTAGGTTCAGTTGTAGCAACTATTCCTAACGCAGTTTATGGTAAGCAAGATTTAGTTATCTATGTAGGTACTAAAGTAGCAAAGGCTTTCCAATTAGCAACTTCTGGTCAAATCACACAAGCTACTAACGCAGTTGGTGGTGCTAATGGTTATCAGAACCAATTCGTAATCGGTGAGAAGCCTTATAACTTCAACGGTATCGATATGGTATTGTGTCCTGGTATGGGAGATGACAAGATTGTAGCTGCACAAAAATCTAACTTATTCTTCGGTACTGGTTTGTTATCAGACCATAACGAAGTAAGAGTATTAGATATGGCTAATCTTGATGGTTCTCAAAACTATAGAGTAATCATGAGATATACAGCAGGTGTTCAGTTCGGTATCGGACAAGATATCGTATACTACGGAGCATACTAATCTCAATTAACTAACAAAATTAAAACATAATAATATGGCTTGTAATTTATCAGCTGGAAGAAACGAAGTATGTAAGGATAGCATAGGTGGCATCCAAGGTGTCTACTTCTTAAACTATAACACCGGTTCTTTCACTAAAAACGCTAGCGGAGAAGTAACCGCATTCCCTTCAGGAAGCACAGTATATTATTATGAGTTGAAAGGAAATTCAGCGTACACAGAAACTGTAAACACTTCAAGAGATAATGGTACTACATTCTTCTCACAAGAATTAGTATTAAATCTTAAGAAACTTACAAACGAAATGACTACTCAAATGAAGCTTATGGCTTATGGTAGACCAAAAATCGTAATCTGGACAATGAATGGAGATGCATTGTTAGTTGGTGAAAGAGAAGGTGCAGATGTAACAGCAGGTACTCTTCAAACAGGTGCAGCATTGGGTGACCTTTATGGATACTCAATTACCTTCACAGGTCAGGAGCAATTACCAGCAGCATTCATCAGCGGCTCAACTACTTCAAGTCCATTCGCAGCTTTAACAGGCGCAGGATTACCAACAATAGTGTACGGAACAAACTCATAATTTGTATTGCAAAACTAAATAAACAAACCCTACTCTTAATTGAGTGGGGTTTTTTGTTTTAACTATTTTATGGAAAAGTCCTGTTTTTAATTAGATAAACTTAAGATAATGCTAAGCTATTTCATATCTCAATCTAACGAATGGACTATCAGAACACAGAATACAGGCAGTAATGCATATACTATGAGCCTGACTGATATGATGGGATTAAATACATATACAGCAAGTATGAGTGGTATATCATTCACTCCATACGAAAACATATTGGGATTTACTGCAAGTATTAGTGGTGCTATTGTTGCAGGAGAATATAGAGCAGTACTAACTAATCAAGGTGCATCCGGCTCTGTAATATGGAATGGTAGTGTGCAAGTATATGCATCTCAATCCGTAGATAAATCAGTATACGAAAATAAGAACACACAATATATTTCTCACACATCGGAGAACAAATATATAATTTATGACTAATATGAAAGGAAGACAGAATTTTGCTATTGTTAATGTGAACAATAATACAATGCCAATCATAAATGAGGATTCAAAAACTCGTTATGCATGGATACCATTTGGTGTTTATGGGCATGATGACTTTTTTGCAGCAGTAACAACTGCATATAATGTATCTACAACTAATGCCGCATGTGTTGAAGGACTTGCTGACCTTATTTTCGGTAAAGGTTTATACTCAAAGGATGAAAGGAAGAATGAGTTAATACAAAAATTAATTCCACAGGAAGAAACTAAAAGAGTAGCATTTGATTTAAAACTATATGGTAATGGTGCATACACAGTTTATTGGAATGATGACCATACTCGAATAATAAAGATGTATCACGTTCCAGTTCAAACACTTCGTGCAGAGAAATTAGGTGCTTCACCAAAAATTGAAAATTATTATTATTGTACAGATTGGTCAGATAGCAGAAAGGTAAAAGATAAAAAGAAGATACCTGCTTTTGGCACTTCGGAAGAAAAGATGGAAATACTTTACATCAAACATTATTGTCCAGGTCTTTATTATTATGCTCTACCTGATTGGGTTTCAGCATTGCAATTCAGTATGAGTGAAGGTGAAGTATCAAACTTACATTACAATAACATTACAAATGGTTTTTTACCTGCTGTAATGATTAACTTTAATAATGGTGTACCTGCTCCTGAAGAAAGACAAACAATAGAAGATTTAATTCAGGCTAAATTTACAGGCACAGATAACGCAGGACGTTTTATGGTTTCATTTAACGATGACCCACAAACTAAACCTACATTGGACATAATTGATATCTCTAATTTGCATGACAAATATCAGTATGTAGCAGAATATGTGCAAGATAGAATACTTGTAGCACATAGAATTACATCACCACTTCTTTTTGGTATCAGAACACAAAACAATGGTTTCTCTTCTCAATCAGAGGAAATGAAAACTGCATTCTCTATTTTACAAACAATGACGATATCTCCATTCCAAAACCTTATCCTTAATTCATTAGATTACGCCCTAACAATGGGTGGTATTGATAATGCAGAATTATATTTTGAGCAATTGACTCCATTGGTAATACTTTCACAATCAGCAGAAGAAACAGGTAAGACAGTAGAGCAAGTAGAAGATGAAACTAATAAAGCATTAGAAAATCCGGCAACATCAGAAGATAGTGAAGACCAAACAACAGAAGAAGTAATGCCAGATACAGAAAATATAGAATCATTCTCTATGTTATCATTTAATAATAAAGAATACGAAATATACAAATAATATGAGCTACGCATTATTCATTAACAGAAACGATATAATTAAAAATTCTCCATTACAGGGTGCGCTTGATGCCGATGCACTTCTACCATTTGTTAGAACTGCGCAGGATAAGTACATAAAGAATTTAATTGGAACTGTACTATTTGATTATCTACAGGACCAAATAGTTGCAAATACTGTTGGTTCATTAAGTGTTTATTATCAGGACTTATTGGATGATTATATTAAGAATGCATTGATATGGTATTCATGTGTAGAATATATTCCATTCAGTTCAGTACAATTCAAATCAAATGGTGCTGTAAAGCAACAGAGTGAGCAAGGAGTAGCACCTTCTAAAACTGAAATAGATTACCTTAAACAAATAGCACAAACAAATGCTGACTATTATGCATTAAGATTACAAAATTATTTGATTGCATATTCACAAAATATTCCACAATATTTGGAAAGTGTAGGTAATCAAACACAGATATATCCAGACCAAACAAATCAATATTTTGGAGGCATTCAATTATAATAAACTATGGCAGCAATCGTTCATAATTCAGGAATAAACTACACTCTCTATTATAATACTCTTAATTACTTTAAGACGATTATGCAAAATCATCCGTCTATAGAAGTAGTAACGCAGGGAGATATGAGTGATTTTGATACGAGAGAATTTCCTTCTTATCCAATTGGTAATGTACAAATCGTTTCGACAAACTTCGGTGATACGATTACAGATTGGGAAGTAGAATTGACAGTAGCAGATAAAATTAAAAATAAAAATAACGAATCAACAGGGAGTACTAACGCTCAAACTATCCAATTTTTTGGTGTAGATGATACAGTTGACATTCATGCAAATACATTAAGTATTCTAAATGATTTAACTGCATATACACAAAAGAGTGTGGATGGGTTTGAAGTGAACGGAGATATAATCTGTGAACCATTCGCCGATAAGTTTAATAACGGATTGGCGGGGTGGGTGGCCAGATTCACTCTTACAACTCACAACGATAAAAACCGTTGTCTTTTTTTTTTGATTGAAGAAGCTATTAACGGATATAAGATATCTGATTGTATAACGGGTCAAGAATACCTTGCAACAATTAGTATCGGAGATGGACAATCGGTAGGTGGAGTATTTGCAACATATATAAACGCATTACAACCTGCTGATTATGGAAACTTAAAATGTTTTCAAGTACTTGATGGATTAGAATTTGGGCAATGGGACTTAAATAATCTACCAATGATAAATTGGCCTTACCCAAATGGATATGATGATTGTGTGGAGTGTGAATTATGGATAAATCCAAAAGTATGGTCAACAACACCGGCTGCGTGGAGTGGTACAGGTGCAGAATTTAGAACATGGGCAACAGTATAAAATAAAATAAAAAATGGGAAGCTTAAGTAACCTTTACATATCACAATCTTATCAGTCATTAATCCATTTAGCGACCAATAATACTGCTTCGGCAACACTCATTGGTTTAGAAGATGGTTTAGGAAATTCTATTGGTGTATCTGTTAATACAGCAGGTAATCTTTATCTTTCAGGCACATTCAGTGCTTCATTGCAAGAAGGTTACATATATGTAGGTAATAGCAGTGGTAGAACTATTGCATTTCCAACATCATCTTTTATAAGTGAATTAGAAACAGGAAGTTTATTAACCACTGCTTCATTCAATTCATATACTGCTTCTACAAATATTCGTTTAAGTAATATTGAATTAACGACTGCAAGTGTTTTGATTTCTATATCTAATCTCAATGCTTCATCTGCTTCACAACAGGTTAGTATTAATGCTTTGAATGTATTTACTTCATCGGCAAATACCCGTTTAAATAACCTAGAAACTACTTCTGCAAGTGTAAATACATCTATCACCAATATCAACGCATATACGCAATCTAATGACCTTAAATGGCAAGATTTAGGAAGTAAGAGTGGTAGTTGGATTACAGAAAGTGAAACAGGAAGTTTTGCAAGATGGGATGTAAGTAATCCGTGGAGTGCAAATCAAACTTTCACAAATATTACTGCAGTATCTGCATCATTTACATATGTACAAACCGTTTTTGAAACCAGTTCTGTAATATATTCTTCAGGTAGTAATCAGTTTGGTGATGAATTAACTGATACACAAACACTTTCAGGTAGTGTAAGAATAAGAGGTGGATTACTTATAAATGGTTTAGATGTAACTTCTTCATTAAATAATATTAATCTATTTACTCAATCTGCAAATATAAGATTGAATAATTTAGAAACTACATCAGCAAGTGTAAACATTTCTATTTCTAATTTAAATACATTTACTGCTTCTATATCAACTGCAAGTATTGTAACATCAATTACAAATCTTAATCAATTTACTCAATCTGCAAATCAAAGATTAGGAAGTTTAGAAGGGGCAACTGGATCCTATGCAATAAGTGCTTCAGTAGCAGCAGTAGATGCAGCACAACAACAACAAATAGATTCCCTAATAGCAGCAACTGGCTCATATGCTAACTCTGCTTCATTTGCGGCATCTCAATTAGCACAAGATGTTAGAATTGATGCATTATCTGCACAAACTTCATCTTACGCAATAAGTGCTTCAGTAGCAGCAGTAGATGCAGCACAACAACAACAAATAGATTCACTTATAAACGCAACCGGGTCTTATGTAACTGAAGTAGAAAGTGGTAGTTTTTTAATCACAGCATCATTTGCTTCACAAACTCTTACATTTACAAAAGGAGATGGAACTACATTTGGAATTGTGATACCTGATATTAGTGGTAGCACAATAGATACAGGAAGTTTTGTAACTACATCTTCATTCAATGCATACACTGCAAGTAATGACCAAAGAGTGGGCTCATTAGAAAGTAATTCAGCAAGTGTAAACATAAGCATTTCAAATATAAATCTATTCACACAATCAGCAGATAGCAGATTAACAAATATAGAAAGCACAACTGCTTCACTTAATACATCTATCACAAACATTAATTCATTTACACAATCTGCAAATCAAAGATTGACTGCAATTGAAACGGTAAGTGGTAGTTGGATTACAGAAAGTGAGAGTGGTAGTTTCTTAATCACAGGTAGTGTTGCAGGAAATGTATTGACATTCACAAAGGGAGATAATACAACTTTTAATCTGACAGTAGCAACTGGCTCTGGCGGAAGTATAGATACAGGCTCTTTATTAGTGACTGCATCATTCAGTTCAAATACAATAACATTTACAAAGGGTGATGGTTCTACATTCCCATTAAATTCATTTGCAACATTAGGAGCAAATCAATTTACAGGCAATCAGGAAATACTAAACAATTCTCAATTATTATTCGGTAATGGATTTAGTTTAAGAGGCAATAGTGGTAGCATTTCTGAATTAACTTCACAAGCAACAATACAATTTATTACAGAGCCGCCAGCAGGACCTGGTGGAGCTAATGATATTAAATTTATCAATAGAGTATCAGGCAGTCAAATAGTGTTCCAAAATGACCAAGCGGGTGCAGGTAATGGTATTACATTTGCCGGTGGTGATATTCTATTCAATGTTGTAGCTGTTTCGGGTAGTTCACAAAAAGTTACATTTGGTACTTCATTATCAAATTCACCAATTTCAATAGATGCAAGTAATACAACATTTACCGCTTCTCTACAACAGGGATATGCATGGGTTGGTGATTTTCAAGGTATAACTAAAGCAGTAGCAACATCTTCATTTATAAATACAGGGTCATTTTTAGTGACTGCATCTGTAACGGATGATGATATCACATTCACAAAAGGTGATGGTTCT